ATCTGGCGTAAGACCTCAAGGTGCAATGATCTCTGGCGGATTTAAGGCGCCCGGCCCAGAACCACTTCGCAAGGCACTTGATAAAATTGAACATCTAATTCAATCTTTGGTGTTAAAAGGTGTCACACGGTTGAGTCCTATTAATGTATATGACATATCAATGCACGCTGCTGATGCAGTACTGGCGGGTGGTGTAAGACGCTCTGCGACCATCTGTTTGTTTTCCAAAGACGATGAGGAAATGTTGACTGCAAAAACTGGTAACTGGTTTGTTGATAATCCACAACGTGGTCGGTCCAACAATTCGGCAGTGATTGTGCGTAGTGAAATCACCAAGAGCGAATTTTCAAACGCAATGAAATCAATCAAAGAGTTTGGTGAGCCAGGATTTTACTTTGTAGACAATACAGAACATACCACAAACCCATGTGTGGAAATTGGTATGTACCCCCAGATAGACGGTGAGAGCGGCTGGCAGGGGTGTAACCTTACCGAAATTAATGGTGGTAAGTGTACCACTAAAGAAGAGTTCTTTAAGGCCTGTCGTGCGGGTGCTATCATGGGTACATTACAGGCGGGATATACCGACTTTAAATATCTATCAGAAACATCGCAAAGAATTTTTGAACGCGAAGCGCTACTTGGTGTGTCGGTGACAGGTTGGATGAATAATCCAGATGTGTTGTTTGATGTGGATATTCAAAAAACCGGCGCGGAAATTGTCAAGACTGTCAATAAAGAGGTTGCAGAATTGATTGATATCAATCAGGCTGCTCGAACAACTTGCGTCAAACCATCTGGTAATGCTTCTGTTCTCTTGGAAACTGCATCTGGTATACATGCAGAACATTCTCCAAAATATATTCGTCATGTACAAATGAATAAAGACGCAGAGGTTGCACAACTTATTGCCAAAACCAATCCGTATATGATTGAAGAGTCGGTATGGTCTACAAGTCGTACTGATTATTGTATCGGGTTTCCGGTAATTTCACCAGAAGGTTCTTTGTATAAGGAAGATTTATTTGGAACTGCATTGTTGGAAAAAGTGCAAATGGTTCAACAAAATTGGGTTGAGGCTGGTACTAATGAACATCTTTGTGCAGATCCGACAGTGAGACATAACGTATCCAACACAGTAACCGTCCCAGAACACATGTGGGGAGAAGTAGAAGATTATCTGTTTGAGAATAAAGATTATTTTGCGGGTGTATCATTCTTGTCTGGTATGGGCGATAAAGACTTCCATCAGGCCCCAATGACTGAAGTGTTGGATGAAGATGAAATTGTTGCAAAATATGGTCGTGGTGCATTATTTGCGGCAGGATTGATTGTAGATACTCGCAAAGGGTTTGACAATCTATGGGAAGCGACTTCGGTTGCACAAATGCCTGTAGAATATCAGGGTGAAATTTCAGATTTACGCGCCGAGTGGATTCGTAGATTCAAGAAATTTGCTGACAATTACTTTATGAAAGATACTAAAATGGCGGAATATTGTCTCAAGGATGTATTCCTGTGTCACAAGTGGACCAAGATTCAGCAGAATATGAATCATGTTGACTTTACATATCAGTTGACAACTAAGAAATTTACTGATATTGATACAATGGGTTCTGCGGCATGTGTCGGTGGTGCCTGTGAAATCACTTTTTAATATTACTATATATATTTGATTATTTAAGGAATATTAAATGGAAACTATTGGATGTGAACATTGTTCTGCTGAATTTAAAGTAGAAACCTATAACGACGAAGAAGTTCGATTTTGCCCTGTCTGCGGAGAGGCTCTTGAAATCTATATAAATATAGATGAACCAGAGCATGAAGTGGACGAGAGTGAATTATGGATGGACGAAGAATAGGTGGGATTGATTATAGTTTATTATGCCCAGCAGTGACTATCTATACCGGAGAGAAAGAAAATTTTAGTTTTGAAAATTGTAAATCATTTTTTCTCTCCGGTGTCAAAAAATACGAAGATTATCAATACAAAAATATAGAGGGTAGTCCACAGTTTAAATTGTGGGAAACCCCTGAAGAACGATACGACTTTATATCCGATTGGGCCTTAGACATTCTCATATCTAATGAGATTGAAAATGTTGCGATAGAAGATTATAGTTATGGATCGAAGGGCAAGGTATTTCATATTGCAGAAAATACCGGACTGTTGAAATATAAGATATGGCAGGCGGATATGAAAATGTCGTTGATCGCTCCCAAAGCAATTAAAAAGTTTGCAACCGGAAATGGAAATGCAAACAAAGAACTGATGTATGAATCATTTCTAAAAGAAACATCAAGAAATTTGCAAGAAGAATTGGTTGTAAAATCTGAAAAGATTGGAAACCCTACATCTGATATAGTAGACTCATATTACATTTGTAAAATGATGCTTGACTCTCAAGAGTAAATATGTTATAAATAAAGATAAAAGGATATAAAAATGAAAACTTTTAAAGAATTGCGAGAAGACTTGAAGCCTTACGATGAACTCGACGAGGGTATTGTTTCTAAATTGTTCCCTTGGACGACCGGATTGATTGATAAGGGATTACATAAAGTCCTAGATAAACTTGAAAAAATGACAGGTAAACATCTTGGAATCGTGCAAAAGTCAAACATTCCGTCTGCTGGTAAAGACCCTGCAAACACTGCTTTGCATTGGAGTGCAGACGCCTATGTGACCGGCAATAAATTAAAAAAAGAAGCGGAAGATTTTCACCGCAAAGCAAAAAAACAGTGGACATGGTCTAAAAAGGAAGTTGGAGATTCATTTAGGTATTATGGCGACGATGGAAAAATCCCACCCGAACAAAGAGAAGCGGTCAGTGATCTACAAGCAGAGATGCAAAGAATCATAGACATGCATACCCAATTAGAAAAAATGATGCAAACTACCGGAAATTCTGCGAAGTATCAAAGAACAATGGAAAAACTGGACTCTGATACGAGTAGAGTTTTTGAAGAAATTGGAAAAGTTACCGAAAGGGGTGATGCTAGATATAGGGCGGCGCAGGGAATTGCCAATCTCAAAAAAGCAAATAAAATGACACATAAAAATAAAGGTCAAAAAAGTCCTGCAAAATTCAGATCATATGCAAATAGAGGCGAATCTGTTGATGAAAGCTTTTTAGATAGAATTAAATTTACTCCAAAAACATCGGTTGAAAATCTTTCAGAAAAGAAAAATTCATATCTTATGAAGAAAATCAAAGAGGATGCAGAAACTACAGACACTTGGAAAGATCAAGTAGCAAATAGGCGAGTTGATAGAGTTGCTCCTAGTGGCACTGGTATGACCGAAGCTGATTTTGTTGCAATGCATAGTCCAGAAAATGCAGAAGTTTACGATTTTGTCAATGCTCCTGTAGTTATTGCTAAAACACACGAAACCATCGCAAATTCTACATCTGAAGGTCCTAAAAGACATAATGATACAGATGACGGTGACGCTAATATCGTAAGAAAAGGCACTTAATAATTTAAAGAGTATATTTAAATGAAAATATTTGATAATGTGGATGAAGATAATTTTGTAATTTTTGCAGCACGGCATTACTATAATCCTAAATGCATTGATATTGAAGAATTTTATGAAGATTTGAACAGAATAAAATATATTAAAAGATTGGTAAACCGATATGTTTCTAGGGAAGATAAGAAACTATCGGTTCGCCTGATACTAAATCATATTGTTGTAATATTCAATGTTTTTGGTATTGAAGCGTCTTTGAAGATTATGAGACTAAAATTTAATGATAGTCATTGGTCAATCATTAAGCCATTTTTAGTGTTTTTGAAATATATAAAAAATGACGAATATACTGGAATAGAAATGGACCAGTACGTAATAGATGAACTAAGAAAGATATAAAATGGGAATGATAGCCAGAGCGGGTGATCTGCTTTATACATTTAGATTTTTGACGTTATTGGTAACTCCGTTCGATAGAACAAATGCCTTTAAAATGGGTATTATAGATAAAGACGGTGTTAGACAGAAAGAAGTTAAAATCGAAAGTACTGCTCAAAAAGGAGCGTACACCCATTTTCATAGACTAGTGTTCAATGTAAAAAAGATATTAGGTAAAGTGCCCGGCGGCAAATCTACTGTTGCTTCCTATGCTGCGGCTCTATACCTCATTAAAGAAAAATTAGATTTGAGCGATAAGTCAGTTGTACAAATAGCAGAAAAAACAGGTTATTCAGAAATCAACTTTTTAGCTGAGAATAATAGATGGTTCTTGACTGACGATGATAAACTATCGCATGGAACGTACAGGCTTAAATATTCTAAAGTCGTGAACAGCACTGTGGAAGAAATAGTGCGCCCTAAAGATCAAATAAGAATTTCAGAAGAATGTTATCCTATAGGGAATATTTTAGGTCTAAATATATATGAAGCAACACACGTTAAGACAAGTCAAAAAATTTATGTCGCAGTCGAGGAACTAATAAGATGAAAAAATTAAACGAATTATCGCCAAAAACTAAGGCTGATTATTCCAAAGCAGCGGCAAGAAGTTTAGCGCCCTCAAAAAAATATGCAGATAATTATTCAGATGCAGCAAAAGCGTCTACAGGAAAGGATGCAAAGATGTATCAAGATAGATCAGATAAGAATAAAAGAGATTTTATAAATCGTGTCAAAGGTATTTCAAGGGCTAACGAATCTACTGATCTTAGCCAATATAGAAAAGGTGGTTCTAAAGAAGGACAGCTACCACCTCATCTTGCTAAATTTATTGATCCTAAAACGGGCAACTTTACAAAAGACGCTGAAGCAAGAATCCAAAAAGGTAAAAAAAGTAAAAATTTTAAAGACGTAACTCCTAAAGGTTATGGTCCAAAAGAATCTGTTGAACTTGATGAGGGAATTGTTACTAAAAAGTTGACTGGATTGGTTGATAAGGGATTGAATAAAGTTCTAGATCAAATCGAAAAAAAGACAGGCAAACATCTTGGATTTGTAAAAAAGTCAACAGTTCCATCTGCTGGTAAAGATCGCGGAAATGAGTTTGTGAAATTTAAAAAAGAAGCAG